TGTTGGTACCAGGCTGTAATATTTTGATCATCTCACCAAACTATACATTGAGCAGCATCTCGTTTGAATTGCAACGTATGCTGATCCGCAGCTTTGACCTAGAAGTTGAGCGTGATAATGTCAAGGACAGAGTGCTGGAGTTAAAGAATGGTTCAACTATTAGATTAGGCTCACTTTCAACTATTGATTCTAGCGTTGGTAGATCATATGACTTAATTATTTTCGATGAAGCTGCACTTGGCGATGGCGGTGAGGAAGCATTTAATATTGCACTGCGTCCTACCTTAGACAAGCCTGGTTCAAAAGCAATCTTTATTTCCACACCTCGTGGTAAGCAGAACTGGTTTTCTAGATTCTTTGATAGAGGATTTTCAGACTTATTTCCACAATGGGCTTCGATTACAGCTGACTATAGTGAAAATCCCAGGATGAGTGAAAAGGACGTACAAGAGGCTAGAAGTGTAATGTCTAAAGCAGAGTTTGAGCAAGAGTACATGGCTTCATTCTCAGTATTTGAGGGTCAGATTTTTGCACTTGATCGTCAAACTATGATTTGTGACTATGAATTAAGAGACGGCGATGAGGTTATTGCAGGGTTGGACCCAGGATACAAAGACCCTACCGCGTTTTGTGTGGTTGTATATTCGCCAATAGATGAAACTTATCATATTGTAGATGAGTATCAGGAGAATCAAGCTACTACTCAGCAGCACGTAGATGTATTGCAGGAGTTAATTGCACGTTGGGGTATTGAAACCATCTTTATCGACTCTGCAGCAGCACAAATGGCCGCAGACTTAGCATATACATATGATATTGCCACCATTAAAGCAAAAAAGTCTGTACTAGACGGTATCGCCTTAGTACAGACCTTATCAGAGCAGAACAGAATTAAAGTAGCGCCACATTGCGAGCATGTGTTATACATGTTTGACCAGTATAGATGGGATCAACGAGATCAGGTTAAGTCTGAACGACCTGAGCATGGTATGGCTTCTCACATGGCCGATGCACTAAGATATGCACTATACAGCTATACTATTGGTTAAACAATCTTTGAAACCACGAACGATTTTTAAGCTCTGCGATTTTTAAGTGCGCTCGGTGTAATTGTTCGTGGTAGATTGGAACTAAATGTGCATTTTCATCTCGTTCTTGCTTTAACTTAATCTTCATATAATCTTCATTATACTGATCTCGCAGTTGCTTTAGCTCACCTGCGTTTTCAACAGCAACTTTAAGTACGTGAGTTGCTGGATGATGTAGTAAGTCAGGGTTACTTAAAAGCCACTCATAGTCAATAGTTTTATCTAGCGCAGGAACTGCTGTGTTTATACAGTTTTGAAACTGTAGTTGATGATGAATAAAGTAAGTTTCTAGTACATCTAAGTAGTCTTTATTACACTTAATAATGACCCTAAACTGTGGCATGCCAGCCTGATTGTATGCAGTTTGCATAAGTTTACTAGCTTTACCTTGCTGCATCTTCTCAATGTGCTGCTGCCAGCGTTGTTCGCAGTTTATACTTTGACCAATATAAAACGCTTTATCCTTAAAATTCATTTCATATACGCCTGAAGTCACAATTTCTCCTATTTAATCAACTATTATATCATAGTAAACTATATCACACAAATAAAAATTTTTCATTGTTGAATTAGGAAGAAAAATTTATACATTGACTTTCACTACCCAAAGTGATAAAATAGTAACATTAAAATAATAAGTCAACAAAATCTTCGATGGCAAAGAATACTGGTAATAAACGTATACCTGTTAAATGGGTTAGAGATAGAGCTAAAGCCGCTTACGATAAAAAAGACTGCTGCTATATTTGTGGCACCAGCGTTGACCTAGAATTGCATCACTTTAACTCAATAACCATATTGCTAGAAATGTGGGCCACTGCAAAACATTACGATATTTCTACAGATGATGGTATACTTTTAGTAAGAGACGAGTTTATTCAAGAGCATAATTCTGAGCTTTATGATCAGGTTAGAACTCTGTGCAATAAACACCACGTTGCCTTACATCAGGTATTTGGAAAAGCTCCTCCACTAAACTCAACTGCACGTCAAGAGCGTTGGGTTGATATTCAGCGAGATAAGCAATCAGGTGTTGAACCTCGTAAAAGTTCGGCAGTTATCGGCTCCTTCTTTAGTAAATTTACTTAAGGAATCAAATGAGTTGGTACAACAATATTAACGGCTGGATCAGAGAAAAACTAAATCCAGCGCAAGAGATTATATTAAGACAAGAGGGTATTATTGTTGGCTCAGATGCCGCAGTAAACTACCGTCTTAGCTTTAAAAAATTAGAGTCTGTAAACCGCGGTACATCAATGATTGTAAACGGTTGCAGCAGCTTAGACTTTGATGTAAAAGATAGTATTAGCTCTAGCGTAAGCGGGGGTATGCGTCAAAAGACATTAACTAACCTACTAAATTTTAGACCAAACCCATATCAAAGTGCACAAGATTTCAGAGCCAGTATTTATACTGACTTTATCTTAGAAGGTAATATCTTTATATACTTTGATGGTGCGTTTATGTACCACTTACCTGCTGCTAATGTACAAGTTTTACCAGATGAAAAAACATTTGTTAAAGCATATAAGTACAACAACATGCAGGAGTTCAAGCCTACAGAAATTATTCATATCAGAGACACCTGCAGTACCTCAATCTACAGAGGCACTAGCCGTTTAATGTCAGCTAATAGATCCATTGAGATCTTATATAAAATGCAGACATTTCAAGAAAACTTCTTTGATAACGGGGCTATTCCAGGTATTGTGTTGACTTCAGATAACACACTATCACAAGTAGCCAAAGACAAAACAATTCAGAACTGGATTAGAGGTTATAGCCCTAAAAATGGTGCTAAACGCCCAATGATCTTAGACTCCGGTTTAAAACCTTCTAATTTGTTAAACACAAGCTTTCAAGATATGGACTTTGATAACTCAATCAAGTCACACGACGTTAAAATATTAAAGGCACTAGGTGTGCCAAGTATATTACTAGATGGTGGTAATAATGCCAATATCTCTCCTAATATGCGACTATTCTATCTTGAAACTATTATGCCAATTATCAGAAAATATACTTCAGCAATGGAGAGATACTTTGGATACGATATTGAGGCTATTACTTCTAATGTATCAGCTTTACAGCCAGAATTAAAAGATGTAGCAGCGTATAACTCAACACTAGTTAATGGCGGAATTATTTCTGCAAATGAGGCTAGAAAAGAGTTAAGATACGAATCTAAGCCAGGACATGATGATTTAAGAATACCCGCTAATATTGCAGGCTCTGCAGCCAACCCTGCACAAGGTGGTGCCCCTAAACAAACAGATTCGAATGTTTAGGGTTTATATTGAGGAGTAACATGAAAAATAAAGTATTATTTATTAATAGTACTTTTACTAAAGAACTTCCAAAAGCCAGTGATCAAGTAGATTCAATTTACATTGAAGGTTACGCAAGTACCCAAGATGAAGATAGATCAAACGATGTTATTCCTGCATCAGTGTGGGAAGCCGGCATGACAAATTACCTAAAGAATCCAGTTTTATTAGCTTACCATGACCACGATGATCCTATCGGCAGAATGGTAGAACATAAAGTGGATGCCAAAGGGTTATGGATTAAAGCAAGAATTTCAGCAGCAGCTGAGATTTTTAGTTTAGTAAAAGACGGAGTAGTAACCGCTTTTAGTGTTGGATTCAGAGTGATGGACGCTGAATATAATGCAGCAGCAGAAGTATTTCTTATTAAAGAACTTGAATTAATTGAGATTTCAGTTGTTTCAGTTCCTTGCAATCAGGAAACTGTTTTTAGTTTGTCTAAAGCATTTGATAATGCTGATGAGTACAAAAATTTTAAATCGCAGTTTATAGTTGAGAGTGTCGCAGCTAAAGGGCTAGAAACCTCTACAGAAGTAAACAGCAAATCACAAAAGGATGTCGAAATGACCCAAGACGAAATTAATAAGTTGGTGGCTGATGCCGCTAAATCTGCAGCACAAGAAGCTACTAAAGCACTTGTCGCACAACAAAAAGCTGATGCTGAAGCTGAAGTAGCTAAAGCCGCAGTTATTCAAGCTGGTGAGACCGGTGCTGAGAAGTTGATGGCTGAAGTTGAGAAGCGTTTTGCTGATCAAGCTGCTACAACCAAATCAGTTCTAGACGGACTACACGCAGCATTGGCTGAAAAATCAGCTGAAATGGATGCAATCCAAAAATCAAAAATGAACTTTCAAGATGCTAAGCAAGTTGAAATTTCATATGCTGACAAAGAAAAAGCAGTTATTCTTTCACGCATCACAGGTAAGTCAATCAATGATACCAAATTTGGTCGTCAACTAGCAGAAAAAACTGGTGCTCATTTGCCATCAGCAACATGGGAACTTGAAGTTTCTATGGCTATGGAAGCTGAAGTTCGTAGAAAGTTGATCGTTGCTCCATTGCTACGTAATGTTACAATGCAAACCAACGTTATGACGATTCCAGTGAATCCAGAAGCAGGTTACGCAACTTGGGTTACCAATGCTCAATTCGGTTCATCAAATTCTTCAGGTTCAAATGCTACGCATCAACTAAAAGAAATCACTTTGAACGCATATAAAGTTGCTACCAACGAATATATGGCTTACGAAGAAGAAGAAGATTCACTAATTGCTCTAATGCCTATCGTTCGCGATGCTATGGTTCGTAGAACAGCTCGTGCAATCGACAAAGCATTCTTGCTAGGTGCAGGTTCAGGTTCAGATCCAGTTAAAGGCCTTGGCGTTTATGCTGGCGTGTCTTCAACAACTGGTGCAGTAGCTACTCCTAACACAGTTGCTAAACTACGTTCACTACGTAAAGATCTTGGCGCATTAGGTCTCGACCCTAATGAAGTTACTTTCATCGTTAATACCGATACATACTACGATTTGCTAGAAGATACTACATTCCAAACCATGAACCAAGTTGGTGTTCAAGCTACACTATTGACCGGTCAAATCGGTTCAATCGGTAACTCACCAGTTCTAGTTTCAGCAGAACTACCATCAAAAACTTCAGGTACAAACCTAGCAGCAACAACCAGCAACATCGGTGCTCTAGCTGTTTATACACCTAACTTTATCGTTGGTAATCAGCGCGGTCTACGTATGGATACACAAGAACTAGTGGAAACACAACGCAGAGTTCTAGTGGCTAGCCTACGTACTGGTATGACACAAATCTCTACAAACCTAGGTGCTGGTGTTGCAGCTCTACGTTACACAGCTTAATTAAGCTTAAAGATGGGACTTCGGTCCCGTCTTTTATATGTACTGCGTGCAGTGCATATAAAAGATAAAAAGGATAAATTATGGGATTACCTCTAGTTACACGACAGGAATATAAAACCTATCAAGGCCTCACCAGTAATAGTAGTGACTCTGTAATTGATGAGTTAATCGTAAAAGTAAGCGAGCTGGTGAAAACTATGTGCCGCAGAACTTTTGTAGACCATGTAGATGACATTAAAGTAGAGTATAATGAAGGCGGATCAAATGCGATCTACTTAGAAGAATACCCCGTGATCTCTATTAGTCAAGTTGAGTACTCTACTGATTATGGTAATAGCTATACTACATTAACTGAGTATACAAACTATGTACTTAGTAAAACTACTAATAGTTTAAGACCTCTATTGATGACTGCACAGTCATATGATGAGACTACCTACAGTGCATACAGCAACTATGGAAATAAAGTAGAACCAATCTTTCCAGAAGCTATTAACGGTTATAGAATCAGTTACACAGCTGGTTATCAAGTGATACCACAAGATTTAAAGTTAGCGATATTAGATATTATTGCTTACTACATCAAAAATGATTCAGCTATTCATACACACAAGTTAGCTAACCCTAATACTATGCAGGTTGAGTATATTTCAAGTACACATTTCCCTGCACATATTAAGCGTATTTTAGACTTGTATACCGCGAATTATAATTAATTATGAGTGTAGCAGAATTCACTCAGACTCTTCAAAGTCAAGTTTATAAGAACTGGATTAATACATTAGATAAAAGTATTATACACAATAGTGTGAAGTCTTTAAGAAGTAGTCAAGAAGTTGCAGATAAAACTTCTTTCTACTTTACAGAAAAGAATCTGAAAGATATGTATAAAACCTTAACAGGTTTAAACATGGAAATACACGATGTGCAAGTATTTATGCAAAATCTTGCAAAACCTAGTTCTAATAAAAAAGGTGCACTAGAGGGTCAATTTATTAAAGTTGCCGGTAGTAATGCAGTATTATTTGAGTCAATTGGATTCGATACTATTAGTAAAAGATTAGTTAAAATCTTTGATGAAGATGGTAATATACAGGAAAGATACAAAAAAGCTGAAGAAGATTACTATGATGCTCAAATTGCTGAACTAAATAAGGATAAAACTTTAAAAGGTAAAGCAAAGCAAAAAGAAATAGATGATATTGCTAAAGAAGCAAAACGTAGAGGTAGCTTTGGTGGGTTTTTTAATAAAGGTCACGTTGTAGGGGTTGCTACAAACTTAGTTAAACATTTTAAAGATGAAGTAGCTGCAACAGATAAGCTAGCTGAAAATCAACGAAATGTTTTAATTCAGGTACTTGATAAGTATATTGATAAACTACAAAAAGACGATCTAGACTCTGCAAACTTACCTGATGCTGTCAATCAAGAACTATATGCTAGTTATATTAAATCTAGTAATAAGTATTTAGTTGAGATACAGTATGGTAGTGAAAATATTGAAGCAGGTAGAGCCAGTATACCTTTTGTAACAGAACTAAGAAAATTATT